CCACACGCCGTCTTTAGACACCACAGGATAACCATCGACGCCGTCCCACAACATGACGCCGTCCTCGGCGGCCGTGTCGTTCTGTGTCTTGAACTGGAGCCGCACGAGTGAACGCGACAGGAACGCCGATAGCTGGCGCGCCCACACTTTCCAATCGGGGCCGACGGGTGGCGGGGCGATGGCGCTCATCGGCCGCCGCCCTGCTTCACGTCAAATCTGAACTTGCCGACACGCCACGACGTCTGCGTGTTGGCGTCCAAGCGCATCCTAACCTGACGGCCCTGCACGCGCACGGATGTCGGGTTGGTCAGCGTGTAGGGGCCGTGCGTCGTCTCGTCGGCGTTAGGGTATAGGCGCGTCTTCAGCGTCATCGTGACGTCGCCAAGGCTTAATTCGTCCGGGATCATTTTCGTAATCACCGCCAAATTATCGCCAGCACCAATGCGGAAGGGGCCAGTCTCAGCGTAGACGGGCGAGCCGTCGTAGTTGAAGCCAGTCTCGTGGTTGTAAATGCGGCCATCCTCGCTGGCCCAGATCGGCGCGCGGAAGACGCCACGGTCAAACCCAGCACTACGGGGGAGCGACCCAATCATCCAGTGGCCTGCGGCGTAGTCGAATGCCACATATCGGTCGCAGTCATTGCTTGTGGACGACGGGTAGAACCACCAAATTTCGCCGTTCTGGCCGTTGGTGACTGCCCAGCACTTGCTGATCTGCGCAGGGTTGATGTCGTCAAATACAAAGTCAGTCACGGAACATGGGATTTCGCTCACGCTTGACCCGTCGTATGCGAAGAAGCCGCGTTGGCCCATCCACATCACGCCGCGAGGTGTGTCGGCCAGCGCCTTGCGAGCGACTAGGCCACAGGACGATCCCACGCGGTCGAATTGGAACACAAACGGCGCGCCGACGTAGACTGCTCGGTGAGCGTCCTGATCTGTCAGGATGAATGTTTGACCCTCGGTCCGAATGCCAGCCACAATCTGACCGGCGGACTGCAGGATCGTGTCACCCGCTTGGTTCGTGCTGGACGCCGTCCAAGTCGTATTGTCCTCAAAGTCAGACCAAGCGATCTTGCGTGGGTCGCCGCCAGCGCCGAGGGCAAACAGGAAGCGGTTCTCCGTCACCACTAGGCCGAGGTTGTCCACGGGAGCATTGGCCACGGCGGCCGCAGGCACCAGCGGATCAAGCTGCCACTCGTAAATTTTACCGTCAGTCGGCGCGCAGGCGACCATATACTGGCCCCATGTGTCCAGCGACCACGTCGTGGCCTCAGAGTAGTTACCCGTGTCTGGGCGGGACTGCCCGTAGAAGCTAGTCCCGAAGGGGCCGCCGCCGTAGCCCGTATTGACTGCTGCGTCACGCAGGCCGGCCGTGTAGCCTGCTGGTGTGATCTCCATGGTCATGCCCGTAGCCGTCGTCGCGTAAAGCGCGTCATAGCTGCCGGCCGCAATCCAGCGCGTTGTGTTGGTGTCCCAAGCGATCATGCCGCGAGGCGGAGACGTGTAGACAGACGCCCCGACGCGATCAACCCAGCCGGCGACGGGACGAAGGCTGCCCTCGTGCCAGCGCACAAGGCTGCCGTCGCGCCAGCGGCCCTCGCTCTCAAGATCGGTGCCGTGATTCATGAAGCCCGGGGGTGGCTTGATCTCTACTAATGGCATTCAGTCGCCCCCTTAAAGTTAAACAACATATGTCCCACCCGACGTGAAGTTAGTCCAAGCGCCACCGTCCTTACGGATACGGGCGTATCCGTTTGCACCTGCACCACCGGGGTTTGCGCCGTTGCCATCATCAAGACCTCTAGTGCCAATGCTAACAACAAGCTGTGTACCGGGGAGGAGAAGCCATGTACCTGTCAGGTATGTGCCAGCCTGCCCACTGCCGCCTGCGCCGCCAGAAGAATCATTCGAACCAGAGTAGTCGCCGCCGCCGCCGCCGCCGCCTGCGCCGTAAGACGCTGATGGGGCCGCACCGCCGGGAGAGTATGTCTCAGAGTAATACGATGGCCCAGCAATGCCGCCAGCGCCATATACAGTCCCAATGCCATTTCTGTTGGGGGCTGGGGAATACCCAGGGTTAATGTATGCATCAAGCCCGCCAAGGCCCCCCGCCGCTGTGAGGTTGGTGATGGCTGCACTTGTAATACTAGACGACCCACCAGAAGGCGCTCGTGTGCTGGCGTAACTGTTAAAGTTGCCGTGGCCACCAGCGCCGCCAGCGCCGATTAGCTGATACTCGACTACGAGCGCTCCAACAGCCCCATAAAAGTTAGATACACTGATAGTGCCAGATGTTGGCACGTTGGTGTTGTTGGCTGTCGTATACGGGCCATTGCGGTAATACTCGCTCAAGCTCGCTGGATTTGACCCGCCGAGCTCAGTCTGGATGTTCCCGATGGAGAGTGGTCCAGTGGAGGGCAAAGTCATTTAGACACTCCCGTAGGCGGTGACGTTTCCGGTGACGGTTAAATTACCCGACGTGTCCAGCTTGGCCTTACCAACACCGCCATACTTGATGACCAGATCGTTGCCAGACAGCGCAAACGACCACGTTGACGCCGCGCCAGTCAGGTTGATGCTGGTGGCGATGGACGCCGCAGTGTTGGCGGCCTTTGCGTTCAACTGCGTCTGGATCGGCGACGTGACGCCGTCAACGTGATTCAACTCTGCCGTCGTGGCCGTGATCCCGTCCAACACCGCCAGCTCCGCGCTGTCCAGCGTGCCAATAAAGTTGCCGAGCGCCGTCCAGTTGGCGTTCAAGGTCGTCCCCCAAGTATCCTCGGAGCCACCGACGGTGGGGTTGCTGTATGTGAAGGCTGTCATTGTCTGCTCCAATGTGTTGAGCGCATATTGTCATTTTTGGCGTGGAAAAGCAACCGCGGCGCTAGAACGCTTTCACCTCACCCAATGTCCCATCAACCACAGCCTGAGCCGCAGCACGTTCCTCCGTGTCAGCGACTATGATCGGGTTAGGTATTACCTCAAGAGTAGGTTCGACCATTGGGTCATCAGCCCACACTAGCTGCTCCACTGTGGCTTCCAGTGGCTCTACAGCGGACTGCACAAGCACACTCTCCACGACCTCATTGCCTTCCTCGTCATACTCACCAGTTGGCTGGTCTTCCCATACTTCAGGACGACCATCAGCTAGGACGTAACGATCCAGCCTTGCTACGGCATTGCCGTATTCTTGAAGCTGCCAGTTGAACGTGTTGTTGGCTACGTTCTCATCGTGATCTGCTGAGAAGGAAGTCATGAAGGCATCGAAGGCACCGTCAGATATGCGGATGGACCTCTCACGGGCTTGGTCAGACCAGACCCGCTTGATGTGTTTCTGCGCACGTCGCTCAAGTTGAACTGGTGTCAGAGGCAGGTCGCCTTTAGTTACAAAGTGGCTCATGCTTTTACTCCGATCACGCAGGTTTGAGTTGTGGCAGAGGGGGCTACAGTAGGCTTAACGTAGTAGTCGAAGCCATCGTAGACCACCTCGTAGTCGTGGGCTACACCCTCACGCTGCAACAGGCCATCCTCGTAGAAGTCTTTGGGTTTCCAGCCTTTGGGAATGGTGTGGATTACGTCATCGTTGGCATCGACTTCGAAGACTGAGACGTTGTCGAAACTAACAGTGCTTGCTAAAGAGCCACGTCCCTCCGTGTGAAGGTAGGTCGTGGTGGTAGTCGCAACGAAAGTCCCCGATAGAGTTTCAACAGTTGTACCTGATACTTGAAGCAGAGTGCCTGAACCAAGAGATGGCCCAATATAAAACTTGGGATTTGTAGCACCACCAGTAAGGGCAGTGACCTCTACCTGAACAGAGTAAGTCTTACCCACTTCAGTTGAAAAGGATGTGTAAGCAGTGGACGCAGCGCCAGAAACTAACTCTTGTACTAAAACTCCGCCAGCGGCTGAGATTGACGTGGCGGCACTAAAAGCAGTCCACCCACTCGTACCAGCATCAAACCCACCATTCTCCACCAGCCCATCAAAGTAAAACTGCTGCTCTTGGTAGCCCCCCTGATTTCTCAGGGAAGCCAGTTCTTCACGCAGGTTGACTGCGGGTTTCTCAATATAAACAGTCATGATTTACTCCTCGACCACTAGGCCATTGCTGGCACTGATTGCAGTACCGACTGCGGTTGTTGTGTTGGACACTCGACGCAAACCTTGGAAGACTGAACGTCCACCGCTGGTTCCGACGTGCAGCAGGCCAGTGGCATCGTCGTGAGCCAAGGCTGTGACTGCATCAGACGTGCCGTAGAGGGTTGCCTGTGCATTCTCTTGGAACAGAACCTTCTCGTCGTTGTAGATTTTGGCAATCTGTGCGGCTGTGGGTGCTGTGGCTGAGATGCGGAGGAGTGACAGCTTGGCAGAGGTAAGAGGGTTCAAACCAGTAGTGTTAGTGCCAATTAGTAGAGTTGGAGTTGTTGCTAAACTTAAATCGTCTGACATTGCTGCGGAATTGGCAAAATCACCGTTTATGTATATCTCAACAACACCGCTACGCCTTAATACTACAAACTGGTTATTACCGCTCAAAAGGCCGATGCCACTATCTACAGCACCACTGGTGCCTAAGATCACAGACAGTTTAGCTGTCCCGTTTGAGCCATAGATATATAATTGACCCGCACTAGCACCAGAATATCTGTGTAATATAGCATCACCAGAGATTGTCCCATTCACCCATCCCATCACGCAGAAGTCACCCGTCCCGAAGTCGAGGTCACTGTTATACGGCTGCTCAAGGTAGTTGCTGGCAGAGAAGCCAGAGTAGGCCACCAGATCAGCGCCAGTAGCTACAGGGCTGCGGGTTACAGTGCCGTTGATGTTGAGGGGCTTGTTGTTCACGCTGCGGTCTGCGTCTGCGAGTTGGACGGAGATGTTGTCCCACAATGAGTAATCCCCTGTCGTCCCAAGGTTTCCTACAGTTACATAACAAACCGAACCAGTTGCGACAAAAGTAGTAGTTATGGTTCCCGTTGTTCCAGCGCCGGTGTTTTTAGAACCGTTCAGATAATGAGACCCATTAAGCGTTGTTCCTACTCTAAGAGCATAGGAAGTATTAGTTATGAAATTCACATCCACACTAAATGTATAAACGCTACCAGAAACAGTGGAGAACGACTGGTATGCCGTCCCGTTAACACCAGTGTTTAAGACCTTAAGTTGGTTCGTATCAACAGACAGAGTTGAGCCACCGCTAGTGAGACTGCCAGCAGTCCACCCGCTTACATCAGTATCAAACGTGCCATTCGTAACCAACTCGACACCACCCACCAAGTCAGTGTCGTCGGTGTCAGACAGGAAGGCACCCTTGATGTCGCCGTTCATCCAGCCTGTGTTGTATTTACTTGTTATATTACTAGACATCCCATTAGATGGCGTTACTTTGTCATATTTTATGACGCTTAATCCAGAATTTCCCGTCAAAGATATGGCTAACCTATCAGATAAGTTAGTCACACCCGTCGCAGAGGTATAAGTCGTCGCATTTCTTGAGAGTTTTAGATCGGTAGGTGCAGACAAGTAAAATGAATACTGCTCATCTGCATTTGCTGTAGTTCCTACTTTTGTGTTTAATGTCAGTATGTTATCTGCTGATGGAATTGTATAAAACACATAAAACTGATTATAACTGAAACTAGAAGTTGGGTGACCAAGCGTTAAAGTTAACGCCCCTGTTTCAGAAAATGTTACATCTGAACTAGAGGTATATGAACTATGGCTGGCGGTAATATCAACAACAGTCCCATCATCCTTGATAACACTCACGCCACCCTCAGTCGCCACTGCAATCGTAGGCACAGGAAGCCCAGTAGCTGCATCAATAGGGGCGTTGGGTAGCACGGTCATGGCTACATCGTTGACTGTATTTTTTACGATAGCGTACCCCGACACCACAGGTGATGGGTTACTTGTTAAGTTTCGGTCTTTTATACTAGTCGCTACTAATCTGCCGCTACCACCATACGCAGAGTATAATTTAGCTGTTTCAGATATAAAATCTATTAGCGATGCTCCTCCTAGTGACGCATTGCCAAAGCCAATAAGCATCTTGCCATCTGTAGCTGAAACACTTGATGCTACACTATATAGGACAGCATAGGATGACGTAACCCAAGAAGCACCGACACCCCCAGTGAAAACCATCCACATCGGCAGACTTGGATCATCACCATCGTAGATCGTGACCTTAGCAGCTTCAGCCACAATCACAGCAACAGCAGGGAACTCACGACGAGAACCACGAGTAGCAGTGTTCAAGGCCTCCTGATACCAGCTTGTGCCTTGTGTGCGCTTACGCCATGCACCGCCGTCACTGTCCTTCGAGGTATCATAGACGAACACGTCAACGGCTGTGACAGCCTTGGTAGCTGCAATGGCTGACAGGTCTAAGCCAGTGAGGGCTGCGGCAGTGTTGGTTGCCGATGTAGCAGCAGCTTCAGCGGCCAGCTTGTGTAGGCTTGCAGTGTCACGGTAGCCCAGCGCCTGAGTGGCAGCAGCTTGAGCTTCAGCAACATCTGCACTTGTCTGCACCAGATCAGCCGCTGTCGCCGCTGCGTCAAGACCTGTTTGAACACGATCTGCTGCTGTAGCAGCTTCACTGCCAGCAATAGATACAACATCAGCCGCTGTGGCAATTACATCAAGACCTGTTTGAACCCGATCTGCTGCCGTAGCAGTTGCGTTAGCCGCTGTCGTTACGACATCAGCGCTTGTTGATGCAGCATTGCCAGCAACTACAATTCTATCTGCCGCAACCTGTGCTGCGTCTATCGCCGCCTGAGTGGCAGCAGAGTCGGCGGTAGCAGCATCTTCCGCAGCCGTAGCAGCGGAGGCGCTTGCAGAGGCGACAGAACCCTCAATGCTAACAAGCGCGTCAATCTCGGCGGCAACTGTGTTAACGCTGCTGAGTGATCCGACAACAGTCAAAATATCACCAGACGCCCCGGCGACGGAAGTCACGTCCGCAGAAATGCCAGCAACAGTCTGCACGCTTGACGTAATGGCCGCCAGAGTGTTGATCTCGCTGCTGTCACCAGCAACAATTGGAATCTGGGCAGACATCCCGGCGACTGAGCCAACGTTCAAAAGGTTGTTGCCGGAGGTGATCTCAAGGATGTCATCACGCGCACCCGCAACCGCAGTCACGCTGGCCGCGATCCCCGCGACGGTGCCGATGTCGGCTGCGTCAGCGACTACGGCTGAAATGTCAGCAGACAGCGCGTTGACGGCGGTAATGGCAGGCAAATTGCCGGCAACGCTGTTTACGCCTGCAATACTGCCGGCAACGGTGCCAATGTCGGTTGCGTCGGCCAGCACGCTCGTGATGTTGGCACCCATGCCTGCAACTGTCGTGACGCTGCCAGAAATGCCAGCCACGGACGTTACGTCGGCGGAGATGCCCGCCACCGTGCCTACGTTAGCCAGCCCGGCGGCGACTGTAGTCACGTCAGCCAACCCACCGGCGACTGTGTTGACCGGGCCAATGCTCGCCCCCACCGCGTTCACGTTAGAGATGGAGCCGGCGACTGTTGCTATATTAGGGTTGGCGACGGAGGCGGCTGCGGCGACGGCGCTTGCCTCTGCCTGCCCAGCAAACCCGCTCGACTGCGTGCTAGACGCTGACGACGCAGAAGCAGACGCAGCGGATGCGTTTGCGGAGATGCTGGAGGCTGCGGCAGACGCGGCGGCGGCTTCAGCCTCAAGTGCAGCAGCTTCGGCGTATGAAAGGACTGTGTCGCTGTCAGAGCCGCTATCCATGCCCGCCGTCTGCGTCCAAGTTGTTGTCGTCATGTTTTGATCCTCATGCGTAATGGTCCGCTAAAGCGGGCTGCGTCGCTGTCTCGTTGGAGCGCCTGCACCGCATTTGAATACAGGCTGCCCCACGTCGATACCTTTGCGTCATCGCTCAAGTATGGAGCCGATTGCAGCAGGCTGCCGTAAAGCAAAATGTCGGGGTGATTGGTCAGCAGCCAGTTCGTCGGTGCTGCGTCGGATAGGGCGGGTGTGCGACCATAATAGACCAGATCAACGTCGTAACCAGTGTCGGGCGCCGGGTAGACCTCAATGCGGCCAGCCTCGTGCCGAAAGTATGCAGGCTTGCCAGTCGCGCCGCGCTGCGCAAGGTCGGCCATGTCGGTGACGCCAATTTGCTTGATTTCCCCACCCGTCGCGTGGCGCAGCGAGATCGTGGCCAGCCAGTCGTCGGGGAGAAACTCGTAACCCTCGTCAATCGTAGTCTGAACTTTGCGCTCCATCAACCAGTGCCGCACGCTGCGAGCAATGTCAGCCTCCGCCAGCGAGATGAAGCTGGGGATGACCGCCGTGAGGTCGTCGCGCAGGAGCCAGTCGGCGATTGTTGCCTTTAGCTCGGTGTAGGTTGTGATTGGCATTTAGTATTGCTCCTTCGCAATGCTTTCTATATCATTTATGGGTGAGCCAACGAAAGGAGAGCCACGATGAGAATATGGACAGGACGTGCGCCAAGTTGGGTGCAGCAGAAGGGCTATGGGACGCCTAGACAGTTTACGCGCCATTCTTCTGTGACCCCTCTTGCATCGCGGGAGAATATACCACAAACGCCGCAATCGCTGGAAGAACCACACCAGCCCCAACAGCCGTCCGAAGACGGCCCAAAAAGCCCGGGCCTTCGCCGATGATTCTGCGGGCATTCTGAACGTCCTCGCGTGTTCCGCCAAGGCGGGCCGCGAGGCTTTCGTCCAATTCCAACTTATTCAACGCCACTTCAGCGATGTATGGGTTGTTATCAATAGCCTTGCGAGTGCCTGCTGGCAGCGCGTCCATCGCGTCCAAGTATTGACGCGTTACGGCACCAGACCCCTGATCAGCGCCCATTTCAAACATGGACTGATAGCCGCTGCTCACTGATGCCCGCTGCACGTCGTCAAATATAGCAATGCCCTCTAACTCCTTTGCCATCTTCTTAAACTGCGCAGCCTTCATTGCCGGGCGTGGCGGACCGTAGACGTTTGCGTCGTCGAAGCTAGTCATCAGTAGGCCGCTTCTGTTGTCCACGACATCAGGCAGGCCATATCTACCGCTGATTTCACGCGCCTGCTGCACCTGCTCCGGGGACAATAGCCCTCCGCCACGCACGCTTGCGGCAACAGAAGGTGACCCTCCCGTCTTGTTGCCCATCACCGGCTTATTCCATGCCCCAGCGCCTTGGACGTCTATATAAGCGCGGGTGGCTTCGTTTCCATCCAAAATTGTAGCACTGGCGGCGTCGATGCCCCGCTTACCTGACTCTCCCTCAAAGGCGACAAGCGGTCTTGCGACCTCTGCGCGGTTGAACTCCGTCACCCCATTTGGCGGCGTGTAAATACCCTGTGCTTGAACAGTGGGCAGCGTTCTGATGGCCTCACCAGTGTCACCTAATCGCGTCCCAGCATAGAGAGCGTCACGCCCACCGGGGGCCGTCGCCCAAGATGCACGCGGGTCGGCGGAATATCTTGCAGCGGCAGCCGGGTCCGACAAAAGCCCCGGTAGATGCCCCGCGTCAACATATGGCTGGACCTCATACGTCGCGTTGGCAGTGTGCTTCGGGTAAAAATCGCCAATCGTGTTATTTGCGAAATTAAACGCCTCTCTGTCAATCGCCGCCTCAAGCTGCTCTGGTGTTGGGCTTGTTATACCCGCATCCGCCAGTCTTGCCTTTGCTGCTGCGGTGTATGACGGCAGGCGGCGCCCGCGATAGTCGTCAGCCTTCTGCGCCACCCAAGGCGCGGCCTGCGTCTGCGGCCCTGTCCAGTCCGATCTGCCGCCGAGATTAGCCGCACTGGCACGATCTGCGGCTAGTGCCGTCTCATAATCAGACCAGACGTGGCTGGGGCCACCCAATGCGCCTGCTTGTGGTGATCCGTCTACTTCTGTGAAGCCGAGGCTGCGAGCGTGCCTGTAGTCATTCACGCCTGTGGCAACATCACCCAACATGGTGTTGTTTGGATTGATGCGCTTTGCGTATTCGCCTGTTTTCTCGCCAAGCTGAAACAGCGATGGGTCGTTGGCCGCAATAGCCCGCATCGTTGCCGCTTGCTGTGCCGGTCGCGCAGCTTTTACTGGCTGACCATCGTAGGCAATGGCTGAGTTTGTGTCGCGTAAGGAAAATTGCAATTCAGAGTCAGGTGACACCCCCGCGGAATATTGCCCCTCTTTGTTCGCCATCCACGTATTGTCGATTTCGTTGCCACCCGTCACGCGGGTGATGTCATCGTTGTATCGCTTGTACCAATCGCCAGCCTCTGCGCCTCTTGCGATTTGGCTATCTAGGAAATCACGCTGGGCAATCAAATCCTCCATGCCCCGGAAGTTGCGAGGCCCGCCGATAAATGCGCCTTCTGTCCCCTTGCCTGCTGGCATGATGTGCGGCTCCTGTCGAGCCAAGGCAATAGCATCTTCGGTCGGCATCTGCCTGAGTGATGGAACCTCAGTCATTTTGCGCGGCATTGGCACGGTTTCGCCGGATGGGAGGCGCAAGGTGCCAGCCTGTGGCCGCAAGCGAATATTTCCGCCCATAGAGCCAACTGCGTTCGGATCAATCTCAATTCTGCGCGCCAAATCGGCAGCGCCTCGGCCAGCATAGGCCAGCCCGTCTGCGCCTGCGTCAACAAGATCGTCCAACGCGTTCACGCCGCGACCAAGGCCAGCGCCTGCGTAAGCGTCACCGAAGCCCATGAAGTCACGCGCAAATGCAAGTTCGTTATTGTCTGCGCCACGGCCGCCAATGTCGGGCATAGCCTCAGACAGCAAACCCGCGCCGCCGCCGAGGCCCGCCAGTAGAGTGTTCAATCCCGCCGATCCGCCAGCCAACAGGCCGGAGCCACTTAGCCCAGCCTGCGACCAGTCAGCCTTCGCCTGCGACCAAGGTTCGCGCATCATCTCGGCGGCAGTGTCGCCGAACGTGTCAACCTGACCGGGGGCAGTGTAATTTGGGATGTCGTGTGGCAGCGGGAGCGCGTTGGATGCTGCGTAGGCGTTGGCCCGCGCCTGATCAGGAGATAGGCCGCGGTTGATGAAGTTCTGGTAAATTTGCTCCATCTATCGCGCTCCAACATAAGGCTGCGGGCGGTAGCCCGGCTGGATGCCCTGCTCCCGCATACGCCGCCACAAGTCGTAGAAGTCAGACAGCGGGTAGGTGGCGACGGACGAAGGTGCCGCGGAGGTGGCCGTGGAAGGCTGCGTAGAGGGCTGTGGCTGCATTTGTGGACTGTAGGGTGCCTGTGGCTGCATTGCGGGCTGTGAGGCAGCTTGTAGCGCCTCCATGTAGGACTGCATCGTGCCGCGATCCTGTGCGCCGGCTGGCTTCACGCCGAATAGGTTTAGCAGGCCGCTGTAGCCGCCAGCGCCTTGGAATTTGTCACCAGACGCGCCCATACCGCCGCCGTTAAACATATCTTGCAGGAAATTCGGCTTCTGCGACTGACGCGCCGCCATTTGCTGCATATCTGGTCGACCCTGTGGCCGCATTTGGCCCTCAGAGCCTCGACTGCCGCGAGGATCGGCCACCATGTTGGAGATTGAGCTGATAGGGCCGCCGCCGCTAAAGCTAGAGCCAGAGCTGCCAGCGCCTCCGCCGTCAAACATGTCGCCGACGCTGTCATAACCAAACATTAGGCTATCCCCTTCAAATTTCGCTTCAGGGGTTTGCCCCAAGTTGACATCTTGCCGCCATTCGCACTGATGGCATCAGAGGCCAGCGTGAGGCAGACGGCGTCGGCAAGGTCAGGAGAGGGTAGGCCGCGCTTTCGCATGTCGTCCTTGCTCTCAGCCTTCATCTTGCCACTGCTGACGAAACTATACCTGATTGAGGCCAACTCTGCAATAAGTTGCTCGTTTTTAGGCAGCTTGGAGCTGCGTTGTTCGAGCCAGCCGCGCATCTTAAACCACAACTCCGCCCGCAGGTTGATGTACGTGTCACCCATCGCCGGGCTTTCGGCCACATTCACGCCACGCACGGGCAAACTCAACTCGCGCAGTCGGTCAACTACGCCACCGCCCATGCCGATCACGTCAACCAGTATCTCACTCGGCCGCAAAGACAGAGGCAGGCCATCGTACTCTGCCTTCACGCGACCCACCGTCTGCATCAAGTCCAATCCCTGCCAACTGCTGACTTCGGTGATCACATTGCCCTTACGCTTGGCCAGCGCCGTCTTGTCCGAGCCAAATCGCGCCACGTCCAAGCCCCAGATGGCCTGCGCCTGCTCGTCAACCTCGATGTCGCGCTGGGTGGCGCTTTCAATCAGGTGGAACGGGATGATCGTGTCGTCATCGGCCAGCGGAAACTCGCCAAGCACACGGATGCGGAAGGCGTTGCTGTCTTCGCCGTAACGCAGGCGCATTTCGTCGACAAATTCGTCACTGACCAACGGGCTGTCCACGCACGACCAGCGCCGCGTCCAGTAGCTTCCCGCAAGTCGCGTCTGGCTCTCGTAGAACGTGCCGCTGGATCGCGTCGGGTTGGAAAGCAGGATCGTCGTCGCCGCGTGGCCAGACATCGAACCCGCAGCCGCCTCGAAGACCTTCTCAGGCACACCAGACGCCTCGTCGATGACCAGCAGCACGTTCTCACTGTGAACCCCAGCCAGCGCTTCCGGCGTCTCGGCCCGCGACGTCCGCGCAGAGATAAACGCCTCCGACGGGGCCGCCGTCAACTCAACCCGGTCAGACTTTACCGTCAACATCGGCTTCAACTGCGGCGGCAATTCGTTAATCCAACGCTTCAACTCCGCGAACAGCGCGTCAAACAACTGGCCGCTGGTGGGCGCCGTCACGACGACCTTGTTGGGGAACCGCAGCAGCACGTACCACAGCATGGCCCACGAAGCCGTCGTCGACTTACCAGTGCCGTGTCCAGAGCGCACAGACATCTTGCGCTCACCGCCAGCCAGTGCGTCCAGAAATTCAGCTTGGTACGGCAGTGGGGTAGCGCCGAGAACCTCTTTGACAAATTTAACGGGGTCGTCGCGGTATTCGCGGACAAAATCCTCTAGCGGGTTCGGTTCACTCATCGCTCACATCCTTGTAATCCGCGTCAATCGCCTGCTCTCGTGCGCGATCCTCCGCCTCAATTTCAGCCATCTGGCTGTTCACCTTTCGCAGCGCGTCCAAGTGCAGGTCGCCAATGCTCAGCGTCACGTTGGTCTGCGGCCGTGTGCCGTACTTGCCTTGGTTCAAGCTGCCAGCCATGAATTTGCGCCAGTTAACCTTCTCGCGTGTGGCGGCAATCTCGTTCGTCGTGCTGCTGCCGTCCAGCTTGTCCACCATCTCCAAACCCTGCTCGACCAATGCATCGGCAGCCTCCTCGCGTGCAGACGCCAATGCAACCTTGTATTCGGGGACTTCATTCAGGGAGCGGCTGATGTAGCTGCGCGAACACTCGTAACGCCGCGCCAGCTCTGCCACCGTCACACCAGACGCGATCTGGTCATACAGCCAGTCAACGCCCCCGTTATCGGTGACTTCCTTCAGGATGCGTCTCTTCAGCGCCTTGCCAGCCATTTGTTTTCTCCAGTTTTCAAAATTTTACTGCGGGGTGGCGTTTTAAGCAAGGGCTGGCCTGCCGTGGTTGGGGTGGTAGCCGTATTTAACTTCGGCGGCTGCGCGGGCTGCGACGGCGTCGTCGAAATCGGTAAAACTTCCGAGGTGAATCTGCTGATTTAAGTCTTTGATCTGCGAAACCCAGCGCCTCATACGTTTATCCCAATGTACACCGATGACGCCTGACATATTGTTTGCGGGTATCTTCGTGTTGCGCGAGTTGTCCGTCTGCGTCGCTTCACGCAGGTTTTCAATCCTGTTGTCCACTTTGTCGCCGTTAATGTGATCGACTTGGTCGGCGGGCCACTCGCCCGTATGCATAGCCCACGCCACTCGGTGAGACTTGTAACGCTTACCAAGCAACTCCATGCGGTAGTAGCCGTTGTGACTTTCCTCAAAAACCTGCTTGCCGGCCCTCGTAGTGTTGAACCTGCGGATGGATGGCAGCGGCAACGGGTAAGTCTCAGCACGTTTTCGCCAAGTGAACCTGCCTGTGGCTGGGTTATACTTGAGGTTTTCGTGAAGCTGCTCTATCGAAATAGTCATGGCTATACTCCTTACAGTTATGCCTATCAGGTGGTCGGGGTACTGCAATGCTGCCGACCACCCCCTGAGACTACCCCCCGAAAACGCATGCTGTCAAACTCAATTTTTTTTTAGCGGTGGTGTGTGTGCGAACATACATGCACACGCACCGCCGAAAAGTTGACCGGGTGGGGGTCTGATCACCTCCGCTGGCCAGGATGACGCCTGGATCATGGAGAAAGGCGCATAACGCTCATTATGTTAAATAAGTTATACAATGTTTACAGTCACTTAGCTTTTTACACTACCTTTAAGTTGCATCTGCCTACAAATGCTGCAGTGCAGCAGCCACCAACTGGACCTATGTTGACTCTCAATCTGGACCTATGTCACGCGCATGTGCGCCTGTGCTGAGCCGTATGCGCCGCAGAGCGCTTTCGGTGCGCTCATGCACACTAGGGTTCAGATATCTCGCCTTTCTGAACCCTACTCATTCGGCTCGGGTATCACCCAGTCTTTCCGCTTGCCCATCGGCACCTCATCGCCGTCTATCGGATCAATGAAGTCACCGCCCTCGTCGCCGATCAGGCTGGCGTCAATCTTGCGCACGGCCAGCATGCGTGACGACGGCGCAGCGGTAAGCTCACGCGGCTTTGGCGGCAGCTCGAACGGTGGCACAGGCAACGTCACAGTCAATGCAGACGCCCCTTGTTCTCCAGCATGTCGGCAACGTGACCAGCGGCCTGCCCCAGCGAGACCAAGACCTCCGTCAGGCTCACATCCTCCTCCAGCATATCCTCCACGATCTCCAGAAAGTAGTCCACCGCGTCGTCGACGGTCTCCTCGTCGACTTCCGTCATGTCCAACATTAGCGTTTTATTCATCTGCCAGCCTGTTAAAAAAATGGCCCCAGCTTTCGCCAGAGCCAAGTTGGGGAGGTT